GATTTGCTGATGTCAAATGGATTCAAAATAAGAAAGTTCACAGATAAAAACATCACAATTTCTTTGGAGGAGGCTTTAAATTGTTTGATGGCCATAGATGATATTGCATTATTGATTCAAAACAATACAGTCAGAGTAGAGAAGAAACGAGAAGCATTTATACCGGAAGTTATAATTGATGTTGGAGAGGTTTCTGATATTGAAAGAGAGATAGTGGAAAAAGAACATTTCTCAAGTATTGAGATAGGTTATGATTTTGATGGCAAATACGAAGAAGTAAACGGACTTGATGAATACAATATAAAAAACACTTATTCTACTTGTATTGACACTACTGATAATACTTTGAAAGCCATAAGTAAGGTTCGTGCTGATGCCTATGGAATCACTTTGGCACAATTAAAACCATTTCAAGATTTCCCAAAACTTGATACTCCTTATGATAAAGAAAACTTTTTGTTTGATGCAAAATTAATAAGCGGTAATAATTACGAATTGCGTCATTGGGATGATGATTTTAATTCAGCGCCTACCGGCATATTTTCTCCTCAAACAGCATTTAATTTGAGATTATCTCCATTTAATTCTTTGCTTAGAAAAGGGAAAACTATTTCTTGTGGATTGCAAAAGTTTCCAACAGAACTGTTGAAATATGCCTCAACAGAGGGTAACAGTCAATTGGTAACTTTATATCCTGAGAGAGCGCAAATACAAAACAATGTTTTAGCAGTACCATACTTTTTGCCGGAGAAAATAACCTTTGAAAAAAAGATAACTTTACAACAATTTAAACTGATTGTTGATAGTCCTTATAAATTAATTAAATTTGTCAATGAATTTGGCGATGAGGAGTTTGGATATATTTGTCCGGGAAGTCAAGGCATAAAACCAAATAAAGAGGGAAAATTCACGTTGATAAAAGCGAACTATTGATATGGCAACAAAGAAAATCATATTAGACTTTAAGCAGCAACCTATTGTTGGAACGTCTTTTCAGTATAAAATCTACATAAACGGTGTATTGTTGAATTACAGCAATACACTTACTTATTTAGACCTAAACTATAAATCAGGAGGAAATAATGCTCCTTTTCAAATTGGTCTTGGGGCAACTTTAAGCGACACAATTGACAATACTGTTTCATTTTTGACTTCTGTTTATTCAGCAAGTTCATCATCAGGAGGATATTTAACTTCTGTTGCTTATGCAAGAATTGACGATACTATTGAAGTTACCATTACCTCAACAGCTCCAAGTGACCAAATTACATTTTGGGAAATGCTTTCTGATGATGATTACATTTTTTTACGACCAGACAATCCTTGTGAGGCAATTTACCTAAGTAATGGAACAAGTGCAAATGCAGAACCAATATTTGCTTTGGCATCAGGGAACTATCAAATTAAAAACATCACTTTAAACACTACCAAAAACGTAGTAATACCATCTACATTTGATTGTTTATTTGAGAAAGGATATAGTTATGCTGTTCAGCAAGGAGGAGCAACATTATTGACTTTTAACGTTACTGCATCTGTAACTATTTCCAATTTGAATTTAGTTCTTACCAACAATACATTGACAATTGATTTGGCAGCCTCAAATGCTATTTTAGAATATTCTTTGGATGGGGAAACTTGGCAAGAAGAAACTATTTTCAATGATGTTCCGGCCGGAGAAAACACTCTTTATGTTCGCGATATTTACCGATGTGTAAAGGAGTTTCCGGTAACAAATAACGGAGATACAAACGGGAATGTTACAACTCCATATACCTATATCTCAGAAAGCAATTCTTTGAGATTTATCAAGCGAGTAGTTCACGGTAATTGTGGAAACTACAAAAACCAATTCAACACTTTGTCTTGTGAGGAAAACACAGCAATTGCAAACAAATACACTCAGTTATTTCAAAGTTGTGATACAGACATAAAAACTCAAATCAAAACCAGTTATGATGGTGTAGAAGTTTATGCAAAAGATAGTGATGGTAATTTCACAGATTTATCTCCAACAAAAATTGTAAACAACATCGGAATATCAGATAAAAGAGATTGCACTTATTACAGTTACAACGGAAATTTAGCAGTACTATTTACTTCCGGTAATCTTTATGACTATGATACTACTGATGTAATTGGAACATATACCTTAAATGGTGCATTGCCGGATTACGGAACTATCGGAACTTGGGTTGAAACCGCATACGGAACACTTCAAATTGCGAATATCAGATTAGATGATAATGGCCAACGTTCTTTGATTTTTAATGCTATTGTTAATATAGTTTCTCCAATATCAGGAACAATACAAACCATATACAATAGAGAAAGCTACGACATTTGGGAGTTTACTACCGACATGAGTTTGTTTACTGATTTGAGTTTGACAATTGGAGTTAGATTTTATTCTACTACATCTGATCCAAATTTCCCTGATGTATTTTGGATGTCTGAAAAGATAAGTGTAAAAACAAGATGGGAACGTTCAATTGAGATTGTTTGGTCAAATTCAAAAAATACAGACATTTACTTTTACTCAGGTATTACAATGAAGAATCGCTTAAATCTTTGTTTTATAAATACTTGGATTGGGGATGGAGATATTGAATTGCAGAAAACAGACAGTCAAGTAATTTCAATTGATGCTACAAATTATAATGCAGTTGAATTTGAGGCTTTAGCATTAACAACCGGAATGATTAGAAAAATTGCCTTAGCTTTGAAGCATGATAATTTAATCATTGAGAACGTTCCTTACAAATTATCTGAGAATCCGGAAACGGAGCGTCAAGGAGAAAGTAACTTTTACAAAATAAAAGCAAAACTACTTGAAGCCGGAGATGTTTGGAATCAAGGTACTGCTAATACACAAACAGTAGTTTCACAAGTTCCTTTAATCGGATTACTTGGAGGAGATTTGACAGACGAGTATCAAAGAATACAGTAATATTAAAAACGTAAAAAAATGGATTTTACAGTAATTGTACAAAGATTGAATGAACTGACAACATTTATGAATAATGTCAGAACATTGTCAAAGAAAATATTTGAATTGCCTGATGAAACTGTCGGTAATAAATTGGTTGCTGTTTGGAATGAAAGTACTTTACAAACAGAGAAAATGGATTTGAGCGCTGCTTTATCAGGATTAAATGGAATTTATGATGGTGTTTTAAATCTTGGAACAATAAATAGAAGCGGAAATACGTTTACGTTTACTGTTGGTTTTGTTTGGAAAATACAAGGAATAAACTATGAAAATGCCTCAAATATTCCAATTACAGTTGATACCACTACTACTGGATTTTACAGAACAGACATAGTTGTTTTAGATCAAAGTAACAACATATATTTGATTGAGGGCATTGAAAGTGACACTATTTCAATACAGCCTCCAACTCCTCCAAACACAATATTTTTGTGCTATTTTACAATTTACGGAGATACTGTTTACAGCCCATCAGAACCAACTTTACAAGGTCAAGACAATTTTGTTAGGGTTTTAGAAATACCTGAAAATCTTTTAAGTGGAGTTGGAACAGAACAAGAACAAATTTGTGAATATATCCTATCTTTGCAAGAAGCAAACAGAACAATATTAGAAACTGATAGCAAATGGAATATCGTAATAACAGACGCAATTACTCCTCCAGTAACTTCGGTTTATTCAAACGTTTATAACAATAAATACTTATAATTATGCCAGCAATTACAAGAGAACAAATAAATGAGAATATTGATGAAAATATCTCAAATGTAACCATAGAAGATGGAATTACTCCAGTTATAGACGGAGACAACAGAAAATTAATTTTGGATTATGTAGATTATCAAGATTCATTAAAAGCAAATACAGAAGATTTAGGTGCTACTGCTTTTTCAAATGATTACAATGATTTAGACAATCTACCAACAATACCATCTGCAAAAACAAGCGGAGCAGTAACTTTAAATGGTGTATTTCAAGTTTTACCATACGACATAAATAGTTGTTCTTTTTCGGGGGGAAAGGCTTTTTTACCAACAACAACAGAAAACGGAAAAGAAATTATTGTTTTAGCAACTGCAAATAATATAGAAATTAGGGCGAATGAAGCTGGAACTAATAGAATGTTTATAAAGTTTCAAACTTATGTTGCTTCTGTAACATTAAGCACAAATGACTGTTATAGATTTACATACGTTGGATTTGGAGGATATTGGAAAGCTGAAATTTTAGAGGGATATACAACTGAAAACACTTCAAATAAATCCACAGATGTTGAAACAGATGGAGCAAGTGATACAAAATATCCATCTGTAAAAGCAGTTAAAGATTATGTTGATGCTAATTCAGGTACATTGCCTTATAAAGAATGTTCTTTTAAGGTTTCTCAAAGTGGAACAGATCCAATATCTAACTATAATCAATTTATAGACGAGATAAGCATAGGCCCGGATGCATCAAATCCACTTTTTAGAACATTTTATTCTGAATATGTGTCAGTAGGCATATATGAAGTTGGATGGATGTGGTTTACCGGTTCTGCTTCTCAAATAGATACTACTAAACTTGATTTTAATACAAGTAGTGATAGAATTAAAGTTACTTTAGAAACAAATTTTTCTACCGGGCCTTTTTCTGGGTTTAAATTTACAATTGAAACAAGAAATGATTCTGGGGTATTAGCTAATGGAGTTCTTGGATATACAAATTTCTATTTTAGACTTTTTAATTAAAGACTATGAAAAGAATATATGAAATAATTAACAAAGGCAAGGGTGTTATACAATCTATAACGCCCTCAAACCTTTTAAAAATAGAGGATGATACTACACAAAATAACATACCTTTAAAAGTAAACATCCTTTCAACTGATTTAGCGACAAATGATATTTCCGGATTTGTTACATACATCAATGAGTTAAATCCTCCTTTGACTGTTTTAGAAATTAATTCTTTAGTTCAGTATTACTTGACAGACACAAATGACATTTACCAATTTGCTGGCGTTGGAAAAGGTATTTACGGACAAGATAATTTGCAGATAACTTCCTCGAATGTTATTAAGTTTAGCACAAGCGGTGCTACTCCCCCACTTCAAGAAGTAATCGAAGCAGGCGACGAGCTAGTAGCTGATGACAACTTACGAAAAATAGTAATTTCCAAAGAGGGACAGTCTATTGCTTTTTACAGTAGAGCGGATGTTGGGGATGCGTGGAGTTTGAAATCTACTCATAGTTTAGATGGAATTGTAATTAAAGAAGGGAGTGATAATATTGTTCAAATTTTTAATGACGCTGGAGAGGGTAGGGTTTCTGTTTTTTTACCTGGCTCAGGCGCGAGTAGTTTAGCTTATAACAATTTGAATTTTACAGAGGGGACAGATTCTACTACTTATTATAAAGATAGAATACAAGTTAATTCTGAAACATACTCACTCCCGACGGGTGCAAGTTCGCCTTTAGCAACCTTATTAGATTTAGCCTCAGTAGTAGTCTCCTCAAATGAAACCGCCGAAAACGACACCAATTACACCGTAGTAGCAAACGCAACTTTTACAGACCCTACACCCATAGAAGGTAAGGGATATGTAGTATTTGTACGCAACGGCACAGCAACAATCGGCGGAACGGGTTACGGTGTTGGCTCACTTGTTTACCGTGTTTATCATTCGGGGGCGTGGAATAATACCGTTTTTGTAAATAAAACTTATGTTGATGCCGAAATAAGCAATGCTGTTGCGGGTTTGCTTGATGACCGTGGCAACTACGATGCTTCTTCAAACCTATTTCCGTCAACCGGCGGTAGTGGTTCTTCCGGAACAATTTTAAAAGGCGACTTGTGGACTGTTTCTGTAGCGGGAACTTTGGGCGGAAATTCGGTAACTGTTGGCGATGTTATTCGTGCCTTAGTTGATACACCTGGACAAACTTCATCCAATTGGGTAGTGACCGAAAATAACATTGGTTACGTTCCAGAGAATAATGCCAATAAAACCGATGTTATGTCGGGCAACACTACAAGTTCAACAAAATTCCTATCGGCTAAAGGAGTTTACGACTTTGTTACCGGGTTAGTGGTTTCGGCTACTTCTTTGATTGCGGGTATTTCAAAATTGTATTCCGATTTAGGTAGCAATACCGATGGTTCAATTACTCAAAAAGCCATAACCGATGAACTTGCACTCCGAGATAAGCGAATCGTTAAAATAACAACGCCTTCATCGGCAGTTACCGGAACAACCTCTCAAACACAAGTAACATCGTTCAATTTCGAAATCGAAGGCAATACATTTATTAATGGTGATATTTTGAGAATTGCTCAAATATCTTGGTTTAAATCAGGCACAAATAATGCCTCAACTTGCCGTTTGAAATTGTCAAATACAAACGATTACGCAACGGCTTCTGATGTGCTTATACTTGCCGCTTCAGGCGGTAACATTAATTTAAAAGGAACCCGAAGTTATGATGTAAAAACAGGCCAATTAGAAGGGCTTATGTCGTCGGCAGCAAACGGTATTTTCAATGACAATATACCAACAAGTATAGCGACTTCAACCTTGTCTATCGATTGGACTCAAAAAGTCTATGGGTTTGTTTCACTTCAAGTTACCAACGGCTCTGATGCTGTAAATATGAAGTCTTTAGTAATCGAAAAAATTTAGCCTATGCAAACCATTATAGAAAAAGCAACCGGAAAAGTAGTGTATTGCACGGATGGAGAGTTTCAAGAAACTGAAACGCTTATTGCTATACCTGAATTAGTAACCGAAGATTTTGTTGAAGCATATTTTAATTCGGAAGAACGCACTTTTTACGAAGGTGCTACAGCTGAGCAAATTGAGGCTTATAGAAAACAATTTGTGCCTTTTGAAGTACCGCTTTGGGCTTTAAGAACTGTTTTGAAAACTCAAGGTTTATTCCAACCAATTTTAGATGCAATAGCTAATCTACCGGAACCGCCAAGAAACGCAGCTTTAGACTATTTAGAGTACGGAAATTTTGTTGAAAGACACAGCCAAACTGTATTAATGATTCAGGAAATTACCGGTTTGACTGAAGCTGAAGTTGATGAATTATTTATAGCCGCTTCAAATTTAAAATTATGATTTGGTATTTCGTCATAGCGTTTATAATTCTCGGCTTTGTGCTGTTTGTTTACGGCGGTATCAAACAGAAAAAACCCGAGTATGTCGAGCCTAAATTCGGCTATCAGCCAATTACCAAAAATAAGCTAAACGAAAAGGAAACCGAGTTACTGAATTTGTTTAACGGCCACCGTGATTTTTTAGGCTTACCGGCGCTTATCCCCGAAGTGTTGGCAAGCAAAGTTTGCCAGGAAGCCATTGCCGACGACTTGGAATTAAACGAACGACCAAGCCACCACCAATGGGAACAACGCAAATTAGCTTGTATGGCAGCCGATGCCAAAGAAATAATCTGTATTGATATGGCAGAACCGCGCAGCGCATTTGCGGGTTATTTGCGCAGCCATGATCATAGAGCAGTTATCGAAAATACCGAGAGCACGCACATAGGATTAGCCTACTACGAAAATATTAACTACTGCATTTTAACGCGGTACTGAATTCAAAAACTATAAAAAAATCAAATACCAAAGCCATGAGAAACTTTTTAGCGGTAGCCCTACCAAACTTCACTCTTTTTTCATTCATCATTAAAAAGCCGACAGCTGTATTTTTTACAATCGCTCCGGCAGTAGTTGTTTCACCTGTAGTAGATTTCAAAGGCGTTGCCTGGATTCTTTTTTGGCTGTTTTTAGCTGACTTGGTTACCGGCGTTTTAGGTTCCTATTTCGAGTGGAAATATAAAACTGACCGCAAAGACAAATGGTTCTTTGGTAAAGGCGAAGGCTTCAGTTCCGACAAGTTCAAAAAGATGTTTGTCAAGGGAATGGTATATATGGGATTCCCGCTGATACTGTACAAATTTCAAAATGTGTTTTTTATCAAAAACCTACGATATGAAAGCATTTCCGATGCAGAAATCACACTCCCGACATTCATTCTTTTGCTATTCTGTTTGAATGAAGGCTTCTCAATTGTACACGAGAATTTGCCGAAATGCGGGTTTAACTTATTTGAAAGGATAAAACTTATGTCTAACAAACTTTGGAGTGCTTGGCGCTCAATTAAAGGAGAAACAGCAAACGAAAATTAAAATGGACGCAATTACTTTACAAAGAATAGCTCAAGCGCACCCAAGTATTAGAGAAACTCTATTACAGCAATACAAAGAAGCAAACAACTTGCTCGGAAAAGGCGCAAGGCTTCGATTTGCTTACGTTCATAGAACGCCAAGCGAACAAGATGCTTTATTCAATAAACGGCCAAAGGTTACAAATGCTCGCGCTTGGCAGTCAATTCACAATTACGGCTTGGCTTTCGATATTGTTTTGCTTTACGATAATGACGGAAATGGAAGTTTTGAAGAAGCGAGTTGGTCACAAATTCGTGACTTTGATAAAGACTCCAAAGCTGATTGGATGGAGATAGTCAACTACTTCAAATCCAAAGGCTGGGAATGGGGAGGAGATTTCAAATCATTCAAAGATGCGCCTCATTTTGAACTCAAAAAACCAAATGGTACAAGATACACTTGGCAAGAGTTAAAAGCTAAAATTGATACCGGAGATACCATTAAGGATTCAAACGGAATTGTTTATCCAAAACTATAATTATGATTCAAATTAATTTACCCAAGTTAATGTCAGTTATTAAAAAGCAATCCGGATGGATTGTTTCTGCATTTTTGCTTGTTGTTGTGTTTTTTTTAATGAACAGAACCACAAATCTTGAAAAGAAATCTGAAAAGTACTTCCAAGAAGCAGAAAAGCACAAAATAAATGCAGATTTCTACAAGGGCATATACGACAAACTTGTAGAGGAAGATAATGCCTTAGAAGTCAAATATGACAGTTTGGTTTTAGAGAAGAACAAAATAAAAATCCAATACAATGAAAAAATCAAAATTATTAATGCTTATACTGTTCTTGATATGCAGCAGTATTTCGATGAGCGCACAAAGTAAAAAAGCAGTAATTCTCGATAGTATTCAAGCAAAGAAAATTATTACTCAGTTGATTCAAGGGGATGTGGCTAAAGCAGAGAACAAACTTTTAAAACAAGCTGATAGTATTTCTCGGAAAAGAATTTTGACTTTAAAGGAGGCTTCAAAACAACTTGAAAAAGCATTTTTGGAGAAAGAACTTGAGGCTATTTCTTTGAGGAAAGACATCGATGTAAAGGATAAAATCATAAAAAGGGAAAAGGCCAAGAAAAGTTTTTGGAAAATTACCGGGATTATTGGAATAAGTACAACAACTTTTTTACTACTTTTGAATAAGTAATTTTTTTAGAGTTAAGTTTTAGATGCTTTGTTGCGTAATCGGTTGCGAACAGAGCATCTTTTTTTTGGATAGTATTGATAAAAGTGTTTATATTTGTTCCATACTTCATCACTATTGGTGTTAAGTTAAGTTTTGACGAACTTCTTTCAAGGCTACTGTTTATCGGTAGCCTTTCTTTTTTGTTAAAAAAATATGTTATAAAATTTG